AAGAGTAGCACCTTCTTGTAGTGCTTGTTCACGTGATTTAACAGCAAGGTCAGCAAGAGTCTGTTGTTGTGCGCGTGCTAAGCCATAAGCATCAGGACTTACTGCACCACCTGCACCTGCACCAACACCTGCACCTGCTAGTTTAAGACCTAAACGGCCAGAACCAAACATCTGCTCTTGCATTGCAATATTCTGTGCTTGAAACTCAGGCTGTAACAATGCTGCTTGCTGTTGATAAATATCAGCTTGTCGAGCTTGTGGATCAAACCCTGCTAATCCACCTAACAAGTTTGTTGCACCACCTAATGCTGCTATCTGAGCATTATAGAATGGAGACGCAAGTTGAGATTCATACGTACCAGTAGGTGTGTATTGAGTAGCACCAAAACCTGATGTTAATGTATAAGGTTTAAAATATACATCCTTAGCAAAGCGTTCACCTGCTTCAGCAGCTTGCTGTCCTGCTTTTGCACCGCTATCCATTCCAAGGATACCGCTAACTAACTTACCCATTATAGTTCCTCATTGATGAAAATCTCTACTGGATTTCCTTTTGTATCTGTATGGTTTCCAAAGTGCTTGAAACCAAACTTGTTTAAAAACTTCTTGTGTTTATTACCTAAGCATTCTTCGTGTAGAGCATAGATAGGTGTTCTTAATAACTTCTTAAGAATGTTAAAGTTACTCTTAAGATCTTTACTAATTGATTTATTCCACTTGTAAACATCGCAATGAATAAACATCATGCCTTGCCACTCTTCAAGATACACAATGTAATGATCACGAATGATTACTGGAGTCTTTACCATTTAACTTTATCAGCCCAGTACGCAGCAGACATCTTACCTTTAGCAATGTTCTTAGCGTGACGTGCTTTAAACGATGCTTGACGTTTAGTAGGTTGACGATCGCCTGTTACACCTTGTTGACCAAAGCGAATAGTTTTAATCTTATCACCTTCTTTAGCCACAACAACGTGTGACTTAGTAGGATGATTAGGTGTACGTTTAGGTTTGTTGTAACCGCTTACACCTGCTCTAGTTAAACGTGAGTCTTTCTTTGTTGGCATTATGCTACCTGTCCTAAGCGTGTTCCAGTAGCTACCCAAGTTACATTAGAGTTGCCAACTAAGTAGTAACCTGCTGCACCACCTGCGCCACCTTGAATGTAAACCCAATCATAATAGACAGCAATTGAATCTGCACCTGCAGTACCTGCTTGTCCTAAGTTACCACCAGTGCCACCTACGCCAGTAAATGAAGGGCCTGATTGATCACAAGTAGTGGTAGTTCCTTGACCACCAGTACCGCCAGTAGTTTGAGTACCTGTATTACCATTCTGTGCTAAAGGACTAACACTACAGAAAGAAACTGTTTTAGAACCACCAGTACCACCTTGGTAACCTGCGCCACCACCGCCGCCGGAAGCACCAACAGCCCATACATTACCACTGTGTGAACGCAAACCACCTGCACCACCACCGCCACCACCGCCACCTGCGATAGTGCCATTATTAGTAATGTTAGTAGCAACAGTTGTGTAGATACCACGGCCACCTGCATTACCTGCAGGAGCTACAGAGACTAAACCAGTACTACCTGCACCGCCTGTACCACCACGTCCTAAGATATATCCATTGTTAACAATATGAATAATATCACCAGAAGCAAAACCATCAGCACTAATTGCATATGATGTACCATCTGAAGGACTACCTACATAGACACCTGAGTTTACAGTTACATAGACATCGGTAATACCTGCAGAGTATCCATTAGCATCTGCAATAGCTTTAAGGTTGATACCTGCGTCAGTGTTAGAACTAATAGTGTAGTTAACAGCAATACGTTTAGTAGCACCATAGAAGTCACCTAGTGAGATTGCACCAGATGTTGGAACATTCGCATTCTCAGTAGCTTCAGGAACTTCAGCACCACCACGATAAAACTCAGACATTGAGTATGGAGCTGAGTTGTCAAACTCGTCAGCAACATTCTTTAAAGTAATTGTACCAGAACCTTGAAGTGCCATTAGATAGTACCATAAGCAGTTACGTCACCAACAACGGTAAGATTACCACTAGCATCTAGCTTCATCTTGTTAGTACCGCCAGATGCAAAATACAACACACCTGAAGATTCAGTAATTGTCCAGTTACCTAAATCTACTGTAGTGATGTTTGCAGTAGTAATGTTAGCAGTAGCAATAGTCGCTGTACCTGTAATGGTAGGACTTGCTGAATCTGCCTTAGTACCTACAGCAGTTTCAATAGCCTCAAACTCATCGTCAATCTCAGTACCTTTGATTACCTTAAGTGGGTTACCAGAAGCAAGACTATCCTTTGAGGCAAAGTTAGTAAGTTTAGAATAGTTACTCATTAATTAAGTCTCCCCTGCTTAACGTACAGGTCAATCTGTTGAATGTTTAAAAAGCCACCGTTGATTTCAGATTCAAAACCTACTTGGATTACAAAGCCTGATCCACCTGCAGGAATACGAATGTTGTCAATCAAAGCAGCACCTGAGTACTCACCAATGTTATACTCAGCAATGTTATATTCGGATACTTCAGCATCCTTAACTGTCAGGTTATATGACGTATAGATGTCTTCGTAGTCAGTACCAATCTTAGCTACAAACTTCTGACCAGTAGATCCAATAACCGTAGCTGCAATATTTTTAACTATCTTAACCATGTTTTGCATACCAAAGTCAAAGTAGTTAGTGTAGTACTGCATTGAGTACTTAGAACCATTATCTTGGAAACCACGATACTCAGCAATACCTGCAATATTAGTCATGTACATTGCACCATCAAAGGCAAGCCATGCTGTATGATCTAAACCATTCCAACGTGTTACACGATGTGCTCCATTCTCTAGTGGTGCTCTCATGTCAAAACACCAGACTGTTTCTTCGTCAGGTATTGCAAGCAAGTAGAATGCAAAGTGATCTGAGTATACTGCTTTAATTTGATCTGTGTCTGCACGTGATACTTGATCTACCAAGGTGTCACGAACGTTACGACTAATGTCACGTACTGGCTGAGATTTCTCTTGAATAGTACGGCCTAATGAACGTACACCTGCTTCTGATAAAAAGAAGATATCATCACCAGTATTAACAATCGAGTCACGAGCAATACAACCAACACCATTAATGACTTCTACTAAGTTCATATCAGCAGGATCTAAGTACTGCTTACCTTCACTTTGGTCATCCATAATAATAATGTTATTCTTGCAGAAGATAATCAGGCGGCCGTTGTGAGCACCTAAGCCTACAATCTCATCATTACCATACACAAGTATGCCTGAAATGTCTAAAGAGCCTACAGTACCTGTACCCGATCTCCACTCAGCACCATCAAGAAGGTTTGACCAGTAGACAGTAGTCTTGTTAGTTGGTGTATCTGCAACCCAAATACGTCCATAAGCAGACAATACTGTGTTGCCTGTTGGTGGAGTACCTTTGCCTTGCGTAGTAATGTCGTCTAATACGCCAGTAGTTGGATTAAAGTAAATAGGTTCATAACCACGTTGAAACAAGTATGCTGCATCATTAAGTGTCGCTGCTTGCCAGTTACCGTCAGTCAATGTATTAACAGCAGGAGTATTGGTGTAAGTTACTGAATCTAAGTCACCACCATTCTTAATGTAGAAAGCAGTATCTGACCAAGCACCAAAGTATTCTTGACCATCAACATCTAAAAATCTATGCATACCTTTAAGGTTTACCAGTGTTGATGGCGTAGCTGTTTGTGCCACATAAGACCAACCTAGACGAGAACCTAAGCGTCCACCTTCGTCAATAATACAGTTCTCAGCACTACGAGCATAGTTCTGATTCAGGGTTACTTCGGAGTCCATTGTGTTGAGACCGAAGAAACCGGGAGCTGCAATTGAGGCTGTGCGTAAAGGAGCTACCATTGATTACACCACTTTAAAGATTAGCTCTTCAGGATGGAGTGCTGAATCTAGTGCAATAGCATCTGAGATAGCACGTTCTGCTGTAGCATATGCACTTTGTGCAGACATACCGCCATCTTCACCACGCTCTTCAACTGCTTTAGCAAATGCTAATAACTGTACACCTTTAACTGGAACAATAATATTATCAGTATCTGATGTAAGTTCTGGAGAACGTTTAATTATATTAAAACGTAAATTATACACACCATCAGGTTTAGGGTAAACATCTATTTGTAAATCACCATCATTACTAATACCATTAGATGAATAGTATTCAGGTGATCCTGATTTAGGTGTAAGGTTTAAATAATAATTATCAAACTCATTTGAAGTTTTATACGTCATAAAAAAATTATCAGTGTCATTAACAACATTAATAATTTCAGTTGCTGCACCTGCAGTGTTTAGTTCATAACTAAATACACCTGATGTAGTTGTTGCTGATAGAGTAGTACGTAATGCAGACCAATCCCATGCTTGCTCTACTTCTTGTAATGAATCATTAACAAGAATACCAATCATTTCAGAGTATGCTGTTTCGTTAACAGTAGATACTGTACGTTCTCTTAAACGTTTAAGTACATTATTAACAATTTCTAAATATGTCATGCTTGCATCCTACTATGTAGTATTATTATAGCATACTTTTTAAGGAAAGTCAATACCTTAATTAAATAATGCGTCAATTTCTTCTTGAGTCATGTTATCGTAATCCATTGTAGTAACTACACTACCATCACCAGAAGTCACAGGATTACCGTAGCGATCACGCAATATGTTCTGTTGTACAGGAGCTTCCATTTGAATATCAGGAAGACGCTGAGGTTGCATTTGAGTTACAGTTGGGCCGCTGATAGCCGCTTTAGCGCGAGCAAATGCACGTTGAATTTCTTCTTGTTTTTGCGCTTCTGACTTATATGCGTTAGCTTCTTGGATAGCACGTACACGCTCATTGTAACTATCACCTGCAGGAGCGTAGTTAATAGGCTCTTGCATAGCACGTAGCTCATCACCTGTATTCATCCACTGACGACCCATTTCAGCAATAGCTAATGGTGCAGCTAAACGTGATGCAGCTTTTGCAGCACTCCACTTAGGCTGTTGTGGGCCAGTTAAACGTGGACGTTGATCACGAATAGTTTGGCCTGATACAGGTTTCTCTACACGTGGTGGTTGAGTACGTGCAGGAGTACTAGGACGTGGTTTACCTACACCTGTTTTAGGTTGTGTAGTTTTAGCAGGTTGGCTAGTACCGCGAGTAGCTACACGATTAGAAGTAGGTTTAGAAACTGCACGTGTCGAACGATTTTGTTTACTTACAACTTTCTTTGCTACTTTCTTACCAGTTTTCTTAGCAACCATACGTGGCTGCTGCCCCGGTTTTTTAGGATTAGTACCTTTGTTAATCTGCTTTTGAGTTTCTGCAGCTTGTTTAGCTTTTTGTGTTGCTACTTTCTTTGCTACTTTTTTAGTAGTCAAAGGTTTGTTAGTAGTTTTCTTAGCTACTTTCTTAGCAGCTTTTTTAGCAGACGTAGCAGCACGTTGACCACGTTGAGGTTTCTTAGCAGATCCTGCAGACTTTACAGACTGTACAGAACCACGTACTTTTTTTGTAACTTTCTTAGCCATTACATTTTACCTTTGCGTTTAGTTTTTGAGATAGCGATTGCTTGCCCTTGTTTTGTGGCTTTAGCTTTCGCACCTTTACCACAATATTTTTTACCAGAAGATCCGTACTTATAACATCCATTAGTTTTCTTTACAGGCATACTTATCTCTTAATAGGTTCTTTGCCAAAGATGATCCGGAAGAAGTTGACAATACCTATTGCCATTTCCATCGGACTAGGTATTGCCCAACCTGCAAGTAGAGCAATCATGATTAAAACCCAAGGCGGTAGCTCTGAGTTTATTATTTGTGTTCCTGTGACTTCATTAGCTTGATCAGCAATTTGAGCATCATCACCCGCTTCTGTATTAGCTTGTATGGCCGCAGTGTTCTGAGTATTTTCCTTACCAATTTGCGCGTTAGTATTAACTTCAGTGCCAGTATCATCACCAAATAAACCAGACACCATGCCCCATGTAGAACAACCTGATAATGATAATGCTAGTACTAATATTAATGCTTTCATTTCTTTTTAAGTTCAGTAATTTTTAGTACACATCCTTTAGGATACTTTGTGACTTGTCCTATGTCAGGTGCTGTATCACATAGTTTATAATACTCATTAGTTTCTTCTACTAAAAATCCAATAGTTTCAAATGTACATAACTCTTCTTCTGATTCTTCATTCCAGACCATGTAAGTAGTAATATCTGCCCACTTAATAATGACTGGTTTGGGAATCACTGGACTGTTCCCTTCATTGCTACCATTAACGCTATTGCACCACCCATAGTAGCAACTGCTAATACAACAACAACTGCGGCAATGCCTAATTCTTTAAGTTTTTCTCTGCGATCAATCTCAGCATAGATAGCTTCCTGTCGCATCTTACGGATCTTCTTTTCAGTCTCAATAAACTCACGCTGTCCACGTTCGCCCTGAGTCGCACCTAGAAACTGCATAAGCTCTGATCGCTGCTCCCTTGCTGTAACCTTGGCTGCATAGATCTCCATTGCTTCCTGTTCGATGCTCTTGCCACTTTTGGGTAGAACAGAACGAAAGAGGTTTCCTTTGCGTTTCT